AAGAACACCTCAAGGTGAAGAAAAGAAACGTATCTATGCGGATACACCGCAAGAGGCTAAAAAACTTTTCGAGCAACTGTATGGTGGTCCAAGAGCAGTTCCATATATACCGCATATTGTAGCAAGTTAATTCGGAGTGTAGCGCAGTCTGGTAGCGCACCTGGTTTGGGACCAGGGGGTCCAAGGTTCGAATCCTTGTACTCCGACCAATTTATATTTTAGCAGTTTAGCCAAAATGTAGTGACAAGACAGCGCAATACTGTTATAATAGTCACATAGCAAGCAATAATGCTTGTGGACAGTTTTAGGATCGGTACAGCAACTACATATTACTATGGATTGCTTCACTTACCCTGTTATTAGCTGGAGCCTTTCGGGGCTTTGAAGGTTAAAGACAATGCGCAAGCAAGGACAGTGAAGATAGAGGAGTTTCGATAAGTCTCCTCGATAAAAACAAAAAGTAGAAAACGATCCTGTTATATTTGGATGACTACAGCAATTTAAACTAACGCTTAATGCTATAGAATGTGCCCCGTAAGGGTGGACTGAAAAGTTTATACATGTGAAATACCATGTACGCAGATGGAATAGACGACAGTATGGAAAGACATACTATGTGTTCACTACAGAAAGCCGAGTGTGAATAGTCAACATGAATGTTGATAGGGTCTGAGTGCCGTAATTGGTCAGACCAGAATACTAAACAAATTGGCACGATCATCCTGTTAAAGTTTTAGAATGTTAACAGCAACTTTAAATTTTCACGCATATCGAAAAAAAACACATTCTGTGAGGTAATAAAATGAACGCATTTGTAACAGCAATAGCAAACCAAGAAGCCCGTACTGCCAATGGCATGAAGGCACGTAAGAGCACAGCCAAGGCCACTGTGGACCTGTTCTACAAGATCGGCGCAAGCCGTGGTAAGAACATTGTAGGCGACTTCACTGCCGCTTATGTAGAAAACAGTGACGTAGCACTACGCATCGCACAATGGGCACGTGATGTCCGTGGTGGTGCAGGTGAACGTCAATTGTTCCGCGACATTCTAGTACATCTAGAAAAGCGTGACCCAGACGCCGCTTTGGCTTTGCTACGCAAGATCCCTGAAGTTGGCCGTTGGGATGACATCTTTGTCTTCACTAACCCTGACTTGAAGTCAGCCGCTTATACCATGTTGGGCGATGCCCTACGTGCCCGTAACGGTCTGGCCGCAAAGTGGACTCCTCGTAAGGGCAAGATTGCGGCTGAAGTACGAGCATTCTTTGGAATGACTCCAAAGCAGTATCGTAAGAGTTTAGTGGGAATGACCACAGTTGTGGAAACACAAATGTGTGCCAACGACTGGGACAACATCAACTTCAGTCACGTGCCAAGTGTTGCTTCACGCAACTACAAGAAGGCATTCAGCCGTCACACACCAGCATTCGCTGAGTATGTGGCCAAGTTGGTAAGTGGTGACAAGACTGTCAAGGTTAACGCCAGCGCAATCTTCCCACATGACGTGTTGAAGGGTGTTATCGGAAGCTACAACCGTGCAATTTTGGACAAGACAGCCACTGACCACATCGTGGCACAGTGGGATGCTTTGCCAAACTATGTGGGAGATGCCAGCATCATGCCAATCGTAGACGTTAGCGGTTCTATGTCTTGCCCAGCAGGAAAGAACACTAATGTGACTTGTATGGATGTTTCAATCAGCTTGGGCCTGTACCTAGCAGACAAGAACAAGGGTGTGTTCAAGGACACTTTCTTGACTTTCTCTAGCAAGCCAGAACTTGTTACTCTAAAGGGTAACATTGTTGACAAGGTTGCTCAAATGAGCAAGAGTGATTGGGACATGAGCACTAACCTAAACGCGGCTATGAACAAGATTCTAGACGTAGCGGTTAAGGGTTCAGTACCAGCCAGCGACATGCCAGCCATGTTGCTGATCTTGAGTGACATGCAGTTTGACCAATGCGCCAAGCACGACGACAGCGCAATGGAAATGATCGAACGCAAGTTCGAAGCCGCAGGCTACAGCATGCCACAAGTTGTTTTCTGGAACCTAAACAGTTCAGACAACGTGCCTGTTAAGGCTGACAAGAGTGGTGCCGCATTGGTAAGTGGATTCAGCCCAAGTATAATGACTAGCTTGCTAGCCGCTGACTTGGATCAGTTCACTCCAGAAGGCATCATGCTTAAGACTGTAATGAGTGATCGTTACAAGCTGTAAAAACATTGTTTTTAAATAGCACCTTCGGGTGCTATTTTTTTTATATTAATTCTGTCAAAGTAGGCAACTAGAAACATTTTAGATGTTATAATTAACCTATAGTAATTGTACTACACTACATCAAAAGACTAACATGTCATATTTTTTAAAATCAGGAATCTCGTTTCGTGTAACATCAAAAGAAGCCATGGACCTACACGAGGCACTACCAGCGGCTAATTTTACCATTAAAGAAAATCCAATGAGTGGTGAGTTGTATCTTGAACAAATTGATTCGTTTGAGATCAAAGGCAAGCGGTACGGCGACTTAGACAAAAATACAAATCGTATTTTTAATACATTCATGGATCGTAGTGCCAGCACTGGCGTAATGCTTACTGGTGAGAAAGGTAGCGGCAAAAGTTTGCTGGCAAAAGCCTTGTCAATTCATGCAGCCAATCAAGGCCATCCTACCATTGTTATTAACAATGCGTGGACCGGTGATAAGTTCAATGCCTTGATTCAGGCTATCGAGCAACCATGTGTTGTGTTGTTTGACGAGTTTGAAAAAGTCTACGACGCACAAGAGCAAGAAGCCATGCTGACTTTGTTGGACGGTGTATTCCCCAGCAAGAAAATGTTTGTGATTACCTGTAACGACAAGTGGCGTGTGGATAGCCACATGCGTAATCGTCCAGGTCGTATCTACTACATGCTGGACTACACAGGCTTGACACAGGACTTTATCATCGAGTACTGTGAGGACAACTTGAATGCCAAGGAACACATTGCTAAGATTTGCTCAATTGCCATGTTGTTTAACCAGTTCAACTTTGACATGCTGAAAGCATTAGTTGAAGAAATGAATCGCTACAATGAATCTCCTGAAGAAGCATTGAAGATGTTGAATGCCAAACCAGAATTTGATGACGGCAACAAGTATTCAACTCAACTGAGCTTCAAAGGTATTCCTGTTGAACAAAAGCATCTGGAGTCTCGCGAATGGAAAGGTAATCCACTCCAAAGCAAGATCCACTTGTCGTTCAAAGTGTCTAACGCAGGCCTACCCTGGACTGACAAAGACGACGACAAGGAAGATGCAGATTGGAACTGGGAAGAAGCTAGTTTTACGCCAGCTGAAATCCAAAAGATTGATCCACAAAGTGGCATGTTTATCTTCATGAACAAGGATGGTCATGCTCTTACACTTACCAAAGTGAAAGAAAAGAACTTCCACTACTACGATGCTTTTTAAGCAAAAACTTAGTTTTGAATAGCACCTTCGGGTGCTATTTTTTTGGCTGTTGTTACCCAAAATACAGCCCTACACTGAGTTTAAAACAGCTAGGGCAATGTTGACCTGCTTAGAACCGTTATCGACGCTTGTAGGGCATTTAAATGGGTCATAAATGTTGTAAATATACAACACATTTGGCTATTGACAAGATAGTCAGATGCTGTTATAATAATGATATGAAATTAGCAAAACTACAACCCGACTTTCAGCGTTGCGGCATTAGCCCAGCTATCCAAACCCATTCTTTTAACGAGTTTAAATCGTTACCAAAAAGTAATGGACTGTACAGCATTTGGCAAGGTGATACTTGCATTTATGTAGGACAAGGCGGTGGTGGTTCAGGCATCCGTGCTCGTTTTGAACATCACCACAATAAGGCGTATGCCATTCTGAAAGAAGGCACTAGCCACGGTAAGGGTTGGAAAGCGACCCGAGAAGAACAATGGTGGGATCCTGTATCATGGACTATCGAATATTTTGAATGCTCAAAAGCAGTTGATCGCACATATTTGGAAGGCGCAATGATGTTGATATTTGATCCGTTATGTAATGATGAAAATTTTGAAGATAGAACAAAAAATGTATAAGGTAAAAGGATCGGTAGTAACATTCGATGTAACAACATTGGATGAAGCAATGAGCACTGCCAAGGCAATGAATGAGTTTGTCTCTATCACAGGTCCAGATTTTGAAATTGTGGGCATGTTTGGTGTTGACAGCGTTAAAAACGGACTATGCCCAGATGGTGTTGTTTATGATTGGAACAAGGCGAGTCGCATCGGCCGTGTTAAAAAGGAACGAGTGTAATGGAAATATCAAGAGCAGAACAAAGTGTTATAAAATATAATCAAGAACAGTATCGTCTGGATCAGTCTCGATTGGAAAAACAACGAGAACAAGATTACAGCAAGCAGATTGAACAGCGCAGACTTGATCAAATAATAGCAGAACGAGTGGCAAGGAATCTTCGTCTAGATTTAGACAAAGGTCGACACATCGACATAGAAACTTAGGAGGCATATATGCCATGGATTGAAAACGTAGCGGCTGCTGATATACCCACAAGGTTCCATCACGAAGCCGGAGAGAACAGTATGCTGATCAGCATTGTTGATCCAGCCAGCTGGCGCCCCGTACCCGCACACAAGTTCAAAGAACAACATAACTTTGAATTTTTAGACATAGAAGAAAAGGACTTTGCATTAGACGAAGCCATGCGGTGTAGTCATGAGCAGGCCGCTGAACTTGTTCGACTGCTACAACACGCTTTGGCTAACCGTATGAACGTTGTAGTTCATTGCTACGCCGGCGTTTGCAGATCGGGTGCGGTTTGTGAGCTTGGAGTCATGTTGGGTTTTGAAGATACGGGTCGATTCCGTAGTCCAAATCTTTTGGTCAAGCATCGTATGATGAAAGCCCTCGGCTGGACATACGATTCGGACGAAAAGCCTAATTTAGACGACTGGAGAACTTTTAGATCGGTTGACTGACCGCGAGTTCTGTGTTATAATACATTTACACTAACAAGGAGCGAGCATGGATTATCTTGTAGAAGCACGTAGTCGAACGAAGAAAAAGTTTATCGAAGCTATTCTTCCTTCGATAGTTGAGCAATTGGGCTTAACCAACACTAGGAAGTCGCTGGTTATTCGATTAGAACAAGATTGTGAAGGAATGGGTTATACTGTTCCTGTGGACATTTTGGATAGCTATGTAATAGTTATTAAACCCACTATGTCTATCAAGTCTATCGGAGTTACGCTGGCACACGAGATGGTCCATGTACGCCAATTTGCCAAAGGCATTCTTAAAGTAAAGAATGGTGTAAATTATTGGTGCGGCAAACGCTACACTAAACGAACAAAATATCTGGATCAGCCTTGGGAACAAGATGCTTTTGCCCGACAAGAGATAGTTTTTAGAAAAGCAATTGAATAAAAGGACACTTTAATGGCTGGCAAAGCAAAATCAGTTTACCTCACAGTAACTACTCTGGATCACAAATCAGTTTTTCATCGAGTGTTTTTTAACGCAAAAGAGTTTAACGACTATGTTAAAACTGACGAATTCAAAGCAAAGTATCCAGGAACAGAATTTAAAATTGTAAAAGAAATTTATTAAAGAAAGGAGGGCAATATGCCTAGTGTATTTTTAGTAAGCGACACACACTTTGGTCACATGGGTGTATGTCGCTTCACACGTAACGACGGTGTTACCAAGTTAAGGCCATGGGACAGTCCAGAGGAAATGGACGAAGCCATGGTTGCTAAATGGAACGCCAAAGTTAAGCCAACTGATAAAGTTTATCACTTAGGTGATGCGGTCATTAACCGTAAGGCATTAAAGACATTAGGTCGCTTAAACGGTGACAAGGTCTTAATCCGCGGTAACCACGACATCTTCCGTGATGACGAGTATAGGACTTACTTCCGTGAATTACGAGCATATCATGTTATGAACGGAATGATCTTGAGCCATATCCCGTTACATAGTGATAGCATGGGTCGTTTTGGAGTTAACATTCACGGACACACTCACGCCAACCGTGTGAAGAAGGCTCGCGGTGTTGATGCTAGAACTGGCGAAGTTTTATACAGCGATGAGAACGATGTTCGTTATCATTGTGTTTGCGTGGAGCAAACTGACTTTGAACCTATCTTGTTCGAAGATGTTATTGCTCGTATCGAAGCCGAAGGTGGCAGTGTAGGTTTTAAAAACGGCAACGGCCCAACAATGTAAGGAGTATTATGCCAAAGTGTTATCAACTAATTGGAGTCCCAGGTAGCGGAAAATCTACCTGGGTAGCTGAACAAGACTGGGCGTTAACCTGTGCCCATATTAGTACAGACAAATGGGTTGAAATCTACGCAAAGGAAGTAGGACGCACCTACAGTGAAGTGTTTGTAGACTTTATGCCCACTGCCGTAGACCTTATGGCAAAAGAAGTTGTTGTGGCTCGTGAAATGAATCGCGACATCATTTGGGATCAAACAAGCACTACCGTTAAAAGTCGTGCTCGCAAGTTTAACATGTTAACAGACTATGAGCATATTGCCGTGGTGTTTAAGACACCTGAGCATACGGAACTAATGCGACGATTGATGGGCCGCCCTGGCAAAGAGATTCCGGATCATGTTATTGCCAGCATGATTGCTAGCTGGGAAGATCCAACAGAAGAAGAAGGATTTAAGGAAATTTGGTATGTCTAAAATTATTGCTACATTGTTATTCTTATTAGCTAGTTCTGTTAACGCATTGCCGTTAGAAGCCTACGACATTAGTAAATCCTGGGAAAAGGCCGAAGTACATGTTCCTGGAAATTTCTTTACCAAACAAATTAGTACTGTGGAAGTAACCAGTCCACTGCCTGTTGTTGTCTTGATGCACGGGTGTACAGGCATTACACAAGAGGAAACACAGTGGGCTCGTTTGCTGAAAGATAATGGATATATTGTAGTGTTACCTGATTCTTTCGCAATACCTAATCGAGTTGTTAACTGCTCTACCACAGAGAGAATTAACAATTTAAGATTAGTACCTGTTAACAGGCTTAGGCCAGCAGAAGTAGCGTATGCCATGTCTCAACTTCAAACTATGAAATGGGCAGACAAAAAACGTATTTTTTTAATGGGACATAGCGAAGGTGCTATGGCCGCGACACGCACTCCCGATATGGGATTTAAAGGCGTCATTGTGTCTGGATTTGTATGTAGCTTAGGTGTGATGGCTAGTGCTAATACACCAATCATAGCTATATCTTGGGGTAACGATCCGTATTTTGCTAACGGAGGCTTTCAATGCGATTCACAGTGGGGTGACAGGACAAATGGTAAATTAGTTCTATTAAACGGACAAGGACACGGAACTGTATCTTCAGCAGAAGCCAGGCGAGCAGTAGTATCTTTCCTAGAACAATAATTAAAATAGGCACTTTGGTGCCTATTTTTTTGACTAAAATTTATGTATGCTATATAATAGTATATGTCAAAAAAAATATCTAAAAGCAGTGAGCGATTCACTTTTCAACGTAATAATTATATTGCTCGAATAGAACAAAAAGGCACAAGTCTCCAAGATCCAGATGTAGTAAGCATGATTAAATTTTACAATAGCTGGACAGAGCAAGCCGAGGAACAGGAAGATAATCCAGCATGGCAAAAACATAATATGGAGTACGATTTAAGAACTTGTGAATGGATGTTAGAAAAAGTTCGAGGAGATCAAGTATATGCCCAACATCTATATGCTGCCATGTGTAATAATGAATTCACTAAACGCGAGATGTGGCCTATTTTGAAAGACGAACGATGGAGTTGTAGTTGGAGACATGCCGGTGGCATAATTGCCGATATGAGAGAAGAAGGTGATTATATTGATTGGTACTGTAGCGGTATACGCAATGACGGGTACCTAGATGATCAAGATGACGGACAAGAACTAACTATAGAACAAGAAATAATTCGTAAGAAAGTTGCTGCCTATGTTCCTGAAAGTGTAGTTACTGACGAGATAACCGATGACTTATTTAAAATCGGTTGGTTGGTTGCTGACTTAAAGGACGATGAATGACTACGTTTGATATTTTTCATATTACATTTAATGAAGCCAATCAAGAAGAAAATTGGTTACGTGTACTTGAACTTCATCCAGCCGCAAAAAGAATACATGGTATCTTGGGAATTGATAAAGCACATATGGCATGTAATGCGTTATCAACGACTGAACATTTCTGGACTATTGACGGAGATAACTGGCTAACTGAAACCTTAGATTGGGAGCCAGATCCTGCGAGAGATTTATTATGGTTCTACGCTCTGGATCCGGTACTCGATATACGTGTAAAAAATGGCGGAGTTAAACTATGGCGAAAAGATTGTTTTGTTAATACTGACATGAGCCAGGGAGATTTTTCTGTTGCTGCAACTGCTGCAAAAATTAGTCCGGATAAAGTTTTATCAATTACTAGATATAACACTATACCATACGATGCTTGGAAAACTTCTTTTAGGCATTGCGTTAAGTTATTATCTAAGATCTTTAGAGATCGTCCATTAGCAGTAAACGTTGAAAAATATTTAGACATATGGAAATCATACCAACATTTAGATAACGGCACAAACAATGCGATATGGTGCTATAGAGGTTACCTTGATGCAGAACAGTATGTAAACTTGTGTAATGACGATTTAGATTTATTGTATAAAATAAATGATTATAAATGGCTAATTACTCATTTTAATTCTAGACAACATGAATAATTTAAAAGGATCAGATTTAGACTACTCGTTAGTTGCTTCGTATATTCCCGAAGTTATGAATTCTCTTTATAACCCAGACGCATTTTCTTCAACATCGTTAACAGAAATGCGAGACGCATTTAGAATAAAACAAATGCAGGGGAAAACGTGGTTGCTAGATGAGTTAAAAAATTATTGCCTAGACAAAACTGTACCCGTATTAGTTATAGGATCCTGGTTTGGATTTACTTCTTTCTGCTTATGGAAGTTAGGATTCACCAATATAACAGAAGTAGATCCTGATGGTAGATTAACAGTGTTTGCTAAACATTTAAATAGATTTAATAAACAATTTAAACATGTTACCGCAGATGTCAATGACATAAATCTTAACGATTACGAGTTGATAATTAACCCTAGTTCTGAGCATATTATAAATAATACGTGGTTCGACGGTATAGGAACTGGTTCGTTAGTTATATTACACAGTACAAATATGCCAGCGGAAGATCACGCTAATTTATGCGACAATGTAGAAGAAATGAAAACAAAGTATCCGCTGGATATTTTATACGCAGGTACATTAGACTTAGATCAATATAAACGATTCATGTTAATAGGATATAAATTTTGAAAAGACTACACTGGCTACCTATAGATATTCCTAAGTTTGAATATTGTAAAGAAATAGTCCAAGATTTTAAATGTGAATTTATCCCGCCATCGGCGTTGGCATTCGCTGCTCAGCGGTTGACAGTGTGTGACTCAAATGAAGATTATCATAATTATAAAGACGCGACTTGGCGCAACGACCTAACATATAGTCAGCAAAAATTAAAAGAATATGTGGACTTGTATCTTCCGTTTACAAAACTGGTAACTATCAAAATGCATAATGTTATTAAAGAATCTACGTGGCATATTGATTTTAGATCACCAGATCGTAATCCAGAATTATACACACACAATCAACAATTCGAACCTTGCGGATATAGGATTGTGATACAAGGATCGCGTTCTGGCGAATTAGAAGTAAGAGTCAAAGACGATATACTTCGTCCAACTATGCCAGAGGACACCGACTGCTATGTGTTAGGACACACAACAACATTACATACTAATACAGGGATACCAAAGGATCGATATATATTATTTTGTCATGGATGGGTTGATCCGGTCAAACATGAAAATTTAATAGCACGTAGTCTTAAGAAATACGAACAATACGCAATATGGGAAAATAAAGATGAATAATAGTAACTGGGAAAAATTAAAAGTTAAATCACAATATCATTTCGATACCACAGTAATAGACCCTAAGTGGGACTGTATAATTGAGTTAGGAAAATTTGCAGGAGACTGGAGTAAAGAGTTAGAAGTTGTCAAAGAAACATCTAAACCAGTATCTTGGAGAACACGCGGGGATCCTAACAAGCCGTCTCGCCCCGAAGAAGAACTTGCTTCTGAAGAATATGACTTAGAAGTAGCAGGCGCTAATCCTGAACTGATTATTAGCAATTTCGATTACAAGCTACCTGACATATTTAAAAAGATGTGTGACGTTATTGGATTGGCTAATAGGATGGACAGAATACATGTTCAAATGCCAGGGCAAGTATTCAATAAACACCTAGATAAATTAGAAAAGTTTAATCCTGAAGATCCTAGTAAAATTATGAGAATCATGATACAATTAACAGATTGGGATCAAGGACATTTCAGTCAGTACGGAAACTTTACATATCAAGGTTGGAAAGCAGGTGACATTCATACATTTGACTGGCATAATGTTCCGCACTCTTCCGCTAACGCAGGATTGACTCCGCGAGTTAGTTTACTAACAACGGGCACACTGACAACAAAAACAATTGAATTTTTATCTGCTGCCAAAAATAAACATACATTTGAAGTATAATATGAGTAACGGACACGATTTAATTTTTGCGGCAGGGGCACCTGGATCCAGATGGACTAGAGTGTTATCTTTATTATCACTTCACCCCGCAATAAATAACTCCGACGCCGCCAATGTAAAAAAACAAAACTTTACTAGGGCAGTACATCACTTTGGTGCATACTTTGGACCGTACAACGAAATCGGCGAAAACTTTGAAGACTTATCAAAGCTAACTAAAGAAGAGTTCTTGGCAGAAATTAAAAAGCCATTCTCAAATTGGGACACTGGTGTAAAGATAATCAAATCGCATTGGTTCTGCCATAATAAAAATCTAGATTGGTTAGTATCTAATTTTCCAGATGCTAGTATTATGTTGTTTTATAACGGTGACGCCGCCTCTTACAAATGGTGGATGTATAATGGTGGGTTCGATATAACATTTCCATCGTATCAATGGTATCAAAATGATGAATATATGTACGACGTTATTCAAGAGAATAATAAGACCATCACAGATTTCGCAAGACGTCACTTGATAAAATTTAAATTTCATGAAAACTACGATTCATTAATAAAAGATTTAGCGTTTACTGATGAGATTGAATATTTTGATAAATTAACTCAGGCAGACTATGACTTAATTTACGATATAGTTAAGCAAGCAGATGAATTCCATTCTAAAGCTTCTGTATCGGCTATTGGAATTTATAATAAAAATATTTCCACTAAATTTAACAGCGCAGAAGAGTTTGATCATTCACTTATTAAATGTGCTTATCAATTTCAAAGACAATATGAATGGTCCGCAGTTGAACAAAAGATTGTAGATGAGTTCGGTATCGAAAAGTTAGAGCATTATAATCGTATAATAAAGGAAAAACATGAAAATTAATATATTTGTAGGTATAGAAGGGACACATAAGTTAGTTGATGATATGGTAGGAGGACCTTCCATTGCGTTACCAAATAATAACAAGTTACAACAAGAACTTGCTCTTACTAATATACAGATGATCACGGGCCCCTTAATGAGAGAACCATTAAACAGAGCAGATACACTAGATACTGTATTGTCCAAAATGTTTAATATAGTCGACAATAAAACAGTATGTAATTTAGGATTCTTTGGATTTAAAAATACAACTAAAACGGTGATGGAAAAAGCGGCGATAGGATCTCGATTATGGTTTTTTAGACCAACCGATACAAGAGTAACTGCTGAATGTTTAATCGATATGTCTAATAACTGTTCCCAAGCCGGTAACCATAGAATTATTGAAGAATACGGCGATTCAATAACTACTATAGAACAAGCATTGAAATTTGTAGAAATTAGAATGGGCAAACTTACAAATCAAGCTAACGCTATAAATAACCTTCATATTGTACACGACTGGCAACCATTTAACGCAGAATTATTTAACGGAGGGAATGCTCCTCTAACTAGTAATATAGAAGCAATGTGTTGGGAAATTATTTCATAAGATTTTTATAATTAAGATCTATCGATGTTGCGCCTATAAAAGATTTTATAAGTTCTAAATCTAGATTATCCCAAGTTACATTAATGTACTTGGGATTTTTCTTTATACGCTCAATGTGTTGTGTGGTCAAAATTGTTGCCACATAATCGTAATACTCGGAATCATACACGGAAGAATACACCGTGTCTCCGTGTGTCGACCATGCCCAATAATCGCGATGTGTCGGGATTGGATTTATATCCAGCAACTTGGCTAACGATAATGCAAACTTGCTTTCCTTACCTGCGATAGGTTTTAAACTTTTGTTTTCTATGTTAATTGGAAATAGTGCTGTTGTGTTAATGTACCTGTCAACTATGTATTCAACATTTTGATCTATTAGATTAATAATCTTAGCATTAGGGAAATGAGTCAGCAGATAATCGCCTATATCATGTAATACCCAGACTAAATGTTTACCCTCGTTGAGAATTTCATCTGCACCTGCCGCTGCCATTGCGTCTGGCCAACGTGTTTCGTATAAAATATGTACAAATTCGTCAGCCCAAAACTTTTCAATTCGTTCTCCCATTAATGGGATCATGTTCTTAGTAGTACGTCTATCAAAATGATGAGGACTGATTGTTTTTCCCTTTACTAAGTTAGTATGAAAAACATCCCAGGGAGTGATTCCGTTGTGAGTCTTATTATTATACCAATAGACATTGTCAAAACAGGACACTATTCTGCCAAGGCGGTGGCCGCTGCCACCGGGGCTTGCTAAAATAAAAATTAATTTATCACTGTTAGCGTAATCCATTTCTTTCTCGGAATCCTTCACGGGCAGTATCGTAATAATCTAAATTTATACCCCATATAGATTGCTCAGTATCAAAAAGCATAATACTTTCTGTTAAGCAAGTTACCATGCCTTGTTTTTCTAGTAATTGAAATACCCTATGACTTTGATCCATTGAAACAATACCGTCAGGATTTTGTTTATTAGTAGTAATAACTAATGTTTCAGCACCCTGTTGTTTAGCCCACTCACGCTGTAATGGTAAATGGTAATAAAATGGAATAGATGACATATGGGACTTACTAACAATATCGAATACATTGCGGTACTCGGCAAGTTCTATACCTCTAAATAAGACTCTAAATATTCCAGGGCCTGCCGCTGGCAATGGATGACAGCCGCTGACACTGATAAGTTCATCGTCTAAATAAGTCAAGAAAAACTGTCCCCCGGTTTCTAATGCCCATTCTAATCGCATAGCTTTTAATGAGCTATTATTTAAATTGCCCTCAAGCCTACACTTTTCGCAAAATATTTTTAATGATTCCAAATGCTCTGGAGAGTATTGGACTGTTTTTAACCTTTCTTCGGAGACCATAAGTCTACCTCCTTATTAGTTCTGCCCATGTAATACATGACGCCGTTAATCATACACACTTTATCCTTAGTTTCAAACCAACTATCGAATATACAAATGTCACCCTTGACCCGTAATTCGTTGTCAACTACATTTATGCTACACCAGTATTGGTCACCCATAATAGTGGCATTAGTGGGCGCGAGTGTTTTATACTTATTAATTTTCTCCATACTGTCGAAAATAGTATTAATAGCTATAGGACCCACTTCGCTCATTCCCCAATTAGTCATGAATGTCGCACCGCGCTGTACAAATGCTTCGATGATATTCCACGTAACCGGATCTGCGCCACATGTAACCCATACGCCATGTAGGTCTAAGGTATCGAATCCTTTAGTAAGCATTATTGCTTTAGCATGTAACGGTGTTATATGAGTATGCGTATATTTGTTAACATCGCGTACAAAATCATAAGCACTGAACTTTACTACATCGACTGTTGCCCCTATACTCAATGCTGGCAATGTTTGAGCAAGAAGGCCACCTGCATGTTCCAAACTACAGCAAGTGTATACTCTACTATCTTTGGTTAATTGTTGGACATTGATTGCTACGTCATTGGCACATTTGAGTTTTTTTGGAGTTTGAAAATAAGCAGATGGTCGACCGCTTGTTCCTGAACTACAAATGGTAATCCCATTTGTTAAAATGTTTTCGTAATCGATTGGCATTATTGCGTTTGACATTGGTTGATAAAAAGTGTATACTGTATTTAATTAATGTAAATACTAGTAAGAAATTTCAGGACCAATATGCCAACATTTAACGTAGAAGATATATTTGAAGACATTCCAGGAGATCCCGACAATGTGTTATTAAAATTTCCTCCGGAAATTATTGAACAAACAGGATGGAAGACTGGTGATACACTCGACATCAAACTGGAAAACGGAGCAATAGTTGTGACAAAACATGAGTAAAAAATCAGAGTTAATAGAGCTCACTGGTGTAGTAGATGAAGTATTGCCAAATACCACTTTTAGAGTTAAGGTTGACAATGTAGGACAGATAGTTTTGTGCTACATAGGTGGACGACTCAAGCAACATAAAATTAAAATTATACTTGGAGACAAGGTTAAGATAGAAATGAGCCCTTATGATTTAACCAAGGGTAGAATAACTTATAGGATGTAAGATGAATTCTTTGCTCGGGCGTGTGAATACAGTATGTAAAAATGTTCGAGACATTAACTGTGACTCAATTAGTTTTAAGAAACTAGTGGGCAGTGTAAGAAAAGAATTCAAGGAACAGGATTTAGATATAGATCTAAAAACCAAAAAAGATAAGAAATTAGAACCATCTAATTTTTACGTGTTAGCATACTACGATGCTGACAGCGATTTCAATAATGAAACGCCAATCGAAGTTATTATTCATCACAACTTTGATGACTTACTAAAGTTTAAAGACAGTCAAACTACAGAACTTCTAGTAGAAATATATGATGCTACGGTACACGAGCTACGTCATCAACAGCAAAGTAAACATCGTAAATATGAAAATTTCAGCGATCATGCTGAATCTCCTTATGACAAATATCTAGCAGATCCTGACGAGCTAGATGCCTATGCGGTTAGTATAGCTGTAGATTTGCTAAGAGTTATGACTGCTGAACGGGCCAAGCGATACATGAGTAGATTAACGGTATTAGCCAAAATGCGATTTGGTCCGGTTTACGTTAGTACCAATTTACAAGCCTACGTGTCGCATTTTCGCAACAATCCATTACTCAATCGATTAGCCAAAAAGGTCTATAAAAATTTAGAAGTGCTTGACAAACGACATATATTCGTGTAAAATATGATACTCGCAAACGATAACGGAAAGTTTGAAATGTCACACCCTGAGTTTACTTTGGAACAAGTGTTAGATTTGGCCTGCGCGGCACAGCGCATTAACAATGCCTATATTAAGCAAACCGAATTCGTTTACGATTCGGAAATGAAACCATTATACCGAAAAGAAGCAAACAAGTATCTAATGTTGTTTACACTAGGACTAGAAAAAGCCTACGATGAACAGACTAGGCCCGAGCCCTTGAATGTTATACAAGCAGATAGAGAACAAGCAGAAGAAATTCGAAAATTCTTTCGACGTTATATGTTTGGTGCTGTAGCAGGTGACAATGAGTTTCAAACAGAAGTTAACTCTATTTTGAGTTCAGAAACTGTTGCTCGGAATAAATTTGGGTTTATTGCCTGTTTGCCCAGCGTCATGGAAAGAGATAAACAAAGACTTAACCAAACACGCAGTCTCAAGTCGGCAGACAATGAGCCGTTGGGTATGCCAGGAGATGTGTTTACCGATTTGGATTGCGAAATTGTTTCAGCAAGACGCTCGGAAAACTTTGACGCTTGGAACATCTGTGCTATAATTAACAACAGGATAGTCAGCTGGTTCAGCAAAGTAGAATTGAAAACTGGACCTTGCGTTGTTGTCAAGGCCAAAGTAAAAACAATCGGCGAAAATTGGCACACTAAGAAAATTGAAACACGTCTTAACTATGTAAAGGCAGCACAATGAGTAGAAAAATTGAATTGGATGGTGAAGCGGCAGACCGTATTACGGTGCTTAATCTACAAGATTATCGTGCCTACCTTAAAAAAGAATTGGCGCAATGGAAAAAGAATCCCAGGACGGATTCTAACCCAGACGGATACTGGCTACACCCTGAAGACGTAAGTGGTAACATACGAACTATAGAAGCATTGAATTTGGTTATCAAACACTTTGGAAAAGAATAATGAAACAAGAACTAGACGAACTGCTTTGTAAGAAATATCCAAAGATGATGGTGAACCGCAACAAGAACATGCAGGAAACTTGTATGTGTTGGGGATTCGAATGTGGTGATGGTTGGTTCAATATACTGGATCAACTTATGGGTAATATCCAACATCACATTGATTGGAAAGAGAAACAGCGTAAGTGGGCTATGGAATATAATGAAATGGCCGCACAAGCCAAGGCTGGTGATTGTAAATTATTTTTTGAACAAAATAGTTCTATTACCAATCAAGCATACAAAGATGAAAGATTGGCAGAAATTATTGCTGGAGATTTTAGACAGATTCCAGAAAGCATTCCGCAAGTGACATTGGATCAAGTTAAAGAAAAGTTTGGTACACTGAGATTTTATTACACAGGTGGTGATGATGAGATTAGTGGTATGGTACGTATGGCAGAAAGCATGAGTGGCGTTACCTGTGAAGAATGTAGCGCACCAGCTGAAACACATGGACCTGGGTGGATTCGTACTATTTGCGAACCTTGTGAACAAGCACGTGAAGTTAAACGTGCCAAAGATATGGCAGAATATGACGCCCAGCGATCATGAAGTAATTGTAGATTGGCACATGCAAGGTGTGACTTGGTGGAACGACACTTGTGCTCTTGTACTTGAAGTGTTTGGCTTGCCAGGACACAGATTTGTATACACGCCTAGCGAAGATTTTATGACGTTTACATTTAAGTCAACAAAAGATGCTGACTTATGTAGAATATTATTAAGCGAAAGATTATGAAAATTAAACTAGTATCGGATCTCCATTTAGAGTTTTCCGATATCAATATTAAAAATGATCAAGGCTGCGATGTCTTGATTCTCGGAGGCGATATCATGGTTGCTCAGGATCTCCACGACCATCATGCCGCAGACTTTAATCCTTACAGTAATGGTGCCTTGGCAGACCTTAGCCGAAAAATGCAACGTGTTGCTCGCTTCCGTGATTTTTTGAAGCGTTGTTCGTTCCAGTTTCCGCATGTGATCTACGTTATGGGCAACCATGAATTTTACCACGGTAAATTCTTTGCTAGCATCGATCACATGCGTGAAGAAATTGCTAAGTATCCCAACATCTATATGTTGGAACAAGATACCAAGGTAATTGACGATGTAACATTCGTGGGCGGCACGTTGTGGACTGACATGAATAAAGGTGATCCTTTGACCATGCATGCTATTGAAGGTATGATGAACGACTTCCGTATCATTAAAAACGACAAGCGTAACTATGCTTCAATGAGTGCTAGAGATGTTGCGGATCGTCATGCTCGTACACTTGGATACTTTAAATCGGTGTTGGCAGATAACAAAGATAAAAAGTGCGTGGTAGTTGGGCATCACAGTCCCAGCTATCAAAGTGTA